TTTACTGCTTTTACTTATCCTAGTGCCACTTTAGGACTAAATGGTATTGATTTACCAGAGGCCCTTTCTAATTCTTCTGTTGACCCTACTTATGCTACCCAAACATTAGAGATTAGAGCTTCTGTACAAGAAGCACAGACTCTTGGCAGTTTTTCTGATATGAGAGATAGGAAACCTGATGTCGGTACTACTTCAGAAAAAGAATTTAAAACAGTAAAGTTTGAATCTCAGGCAGGGTATGAAAAAAGACGATTAATGTCACGTAGGCCAAAACGTAAATTTGCACTCTCATACACTAACGTTACTGGGGTAGAAAAACAAGCTATTGATGATTTTTATACTGCAAGAGGAGGAGAGTTTGAAACTTTCACTTTTGACTTGTCACATATTAATGAATCGGGTATAGTAAGAGTAAGATTCGATGGTAAATTAGATATTACTCACGTAGCATCTAGAGGGTCAAATCTTGTTGACAACTTCTACGTTGTTAAACTTTCATTACAGGAAGATTATAATTAATGAGTTCTAGACTTTATGACTATATATTAACAGTAGCGGACGCTTCTCCGTTTGTAAATGGTAACAACCTGATTGGAGTGACAACTAATACCTATGGTATTATTGCTAATGTTGATACCACTACTAATAATATTAAAGTCAGAGTTTCTAATACTCTTCAAGAGTATCAAATCGGAGAGTCTTTAGTTAGTAATCATGCTTTATTGTCTAACGTAGTATCTACACAAAATTTTTCTGCCGCTGCTTCTGTTACACTAACTGGTGCTACAGTTCCTAGATTTGCACATGAATTAACAATTTTTGAAAATAGAGAATATATTCATGATACTAATTGGACTCTTAATGGAGCGGTAGTTACATTTGATGCTAATGCAATTCCGACTGGATCAATAGAAGTTAGAAGAGAAACTGGAAACTTAGCTTCTCAAAGCTTTATGGAGTCTTTTTCACATTTAGGCAATATTCAACAGTCTAGCACCACTTCTGTTACAGCTATTACCAGTAACCCTTTCATTAGAGAAACCTATAAATTACAACAAAATCCTATTGTAAGGCTCATAGATTTTTATTATCCAGGTGAGTGGTACCCTCCAAATAAAAACGGTAACCCTGCTGCAGATGGTGCAGGACTACCTTGGCCCACTGATATTCCGTGGAGAATAGCAGAAGTTGTAGGAGATATACATTCTGATATTCAATATAATGTTACTTTTTCTGGAGAAAGCTATCTTCCTTATCCTTTAGAAGTAGATGGTATTGAAACAAGCTCAGACGGAAGAATAAATCAAATTAGTATTAGAGTTTCTAATTTTGATGGTGTTGTAACTGCGTTCGTCGAAAATCCTTCATTAGTAGGAAATGTGACCTCTAACTCTGCACAAGGTATTGTCAATGGAGAGTTAGTTTATGGATTAGATCCAAGAACTGTAGTTGGAAATGTTCATTATGATCAGACCGTAGTAGATAGTTTCTATCCAGGCCCAAATAGTGCATGGACTAAATCAGAGGCTGATAAACTAAATGAAACATTTAAACCTCTTAAATACGACTCAAGAGACTTTCTTGGGGGAGTTGTAGAAATTAAATCTACTTTTGCTAATCATCTTAGATACTGGCCGGAATATTCTGTTGTTGATTATATTAGAGGTAATACTATTGAGATGTTAAACTCAGCTCCTTATAGAGTTGGAGATACTTTACAAGCTAACTCTGATACTTCTAATACTGTTACTATTGTTGAAATTGAAGATAATGGTAGAACAGTATTCCTAGATAGCCCTTTCCCTATCTTAAGAACAGGTGATAAAGTATTTATCGTTAATGATGAGTACGATCCAGAAGCCTATGTAAGAGACATTTTTAAGGTAACAGCATTAGCAGGGCTTAATGAAACTGCTGCTGAATTTTCTTTAACAAGTTGGTTACAATATTTTAAACTTAGACTTCCTAAAAGAAAATTTTATAGAAATACCTGCCAATGGGAATATAAAGGTGTAGAATGTCAGTATCCTGGCCCAGGAGGCTTACCTATACCCAACACTATTCCTGTAAAAACTTCAAATGCTAATCCTATAGATACTAATAATGATGTAGCTGTTAGTGCGGATGACGATGATTGCTCCAAGTCTTACATTGCTTGTAAAATAAGAAATAATACAGTTCATTTTGGAGGATTTCCTGGTACTGGCAGACAGCTTCCAAGGCAGTAATGACAGATTACATTAAATATTTAGGGATTAAACACGACTATCTTAATAACAATTGCATAACTTTAATAAGTGACATATACAAGAATGAACTAGATTCTGATGTGTTCGATTCTTTGTGGACTCATTTAAAAATTCCTGAAGGTAAACCTATAGACGGTAGAAAGTGGATGAAAAGAGTTAGTTTTGATTCTATAATTAACTGGGCATCTACAGTTGCTAAAAAAGTTAACTTGACAGAGTTACAAGAATATGATGTAATACTATTTAAATCAGGAAGATTAATTCCAACTCATTTTGGGTTGTACATAAGCAATAATCGCTTTATACATTTAGAAGAGTTAAGAACTAGTAAAATAGATGTTTTAAATGATTATTGGAGAGGGCAGATACATAGTACATGGAGATGGAATGGCTTAACAAATACTTAAACAGACCATACAAGCATTTAGGTAATAATTTAGAAATAGGAATAGACTGTTTTAACTTAGTAGCGCAAATATACAAAGATAAACTGAATATAGAAATACCTTATACAACTTTAGATTTTTGTAATATTGTAGATGAAAATTGGTATACTAAGACTAATGACAGAGTTTTTGAAATAGCTGGTACTAAAGAGTATGGTTGGCAAAAGGTGCACTCTCCAGAACTCTATGATGTAATTACTATGAGTATCGGTAGTACTAATGTAACTAATCACTGTGCAATGTACTTAGGGAATAATAAAATTTTACATACTTTACAAAATAGCACATCACATGTAGCAGTTTACGGTAAGTATTATAAACAATATACGATGGGGGTTCACCGATGGATCGGTATGAAAAACTAATACAAAGTTTCAAAGATCACATGGAGTCAACTCCGTCTGAAGAATGTTGCGGCATTATTACGAAAGATTTTGAGTATATTCCTTGTGATAATCTTAGCCCTTATCCAAAAGATAGTTTTATTTTAGACCCCAAAGCTCTGTTAAAATATGCAGATAGCTGCTGGGGTATTTTTCATAGTCATACATCTGAGCATAGTGAGATACCAAGTAATAAAGACGCAGACTCTACAATATTTAAACAATATAAATTTATTATGGGGAGTCCTAGTAATGTATTTTATGAATACTGGTTAGACGAAGAAATTAAATCATTAAGAATTAAGGCCTTTAGTGAGGAAAGTTTAATATGTTAATTACTTTAAAATTTCATCCAGCATTTTATGACATGACTGGAGGAGTTAAAGAACATACTTTTGATGTCACTTCGCTCTCTTGTATAAGAGAAGCGTTGCCTGTACTATTTCCTAAAATGAGAAGGTATATAAGACAAATTATAAGAGGCAGTGTTAAAGAAAATATGTGTTTAATTAGCGCTGAAGGTAAGATACTAACTAAACAAGAATATTATCTTGATAGAGTTAAAAGTGAAGAGTTTACTTTAGTTCCTACAATAGCTGGTGAAGGTGGTAGAGGTTTTGGACAAATTATTATTGGTATTGCACTAATAGCCGCAGGAGTTGCGTTAGGCGGTACACCGCTTGGCGGGTTCTTAATTAAAGCCGGTATTTCAATGGCTATCGGAGGACTGATGCAAGCACTATCGCCAACCCCTAGTTTTAATAAACAATCGTCTGGAACGTCTGCGGAGGCTAGAAGAAATAACGATTTATTTGATGCCATAGAAAATACAACAAACCCAAATACTTCTGTTCCATTAATTTATGGTATGACTCGTGTAGGCGGTCAGATGCTGAGCGGTCATATTGAGACTATAACTCACGGAAAAAATGATACAATATTCGTAAATGATCTGTTTACAAAAGATTTAGACGAATTTACAAGGACAGGTTAATAAATGTCGGTCGTTTATATTGATGATACAGCTGTTCCTTATATCCACGGAGGTGGCGGTGGGGGCTGCTTTGCCGAAGAAACGTTAATTGATACTGAGTTTTCTCAATTACCTATTTCTGAATTAGAAGTAGGCGATAAAGTATGGGCATACGATGAGTATGGTCGGTTATCTTTATCTTATGTCACTGAGACTTTTTATCATCCAAAAGATCAAATTTATAAAGTTATTCATGATTATGGAACTTTACACATAACAAAAAATCATTGG